GGCTTAAGCTCAGTGCGACTGAACGGGGGCGGCATCTACCACCACCTGCCGCTCCGGTATCGGTAGTTCCCGAACCGAAATCTGGACTGACTCATTCCGAGGTTCGACCCGGTGGCCAGGGCCATGGACCGATAGGACTGCACCTGTTCCCGGGCTTGATAGCCGCGACGAATTGTCTCCTTCTTCAGTCGGCCGAGGATCCCGCCGACAGCCCCCACATTAGAGATCCCTTCTGTCCCCAGAGGCTGACCATAGAGAACAGACTCCCACTTGTCGACCAACTGAGCTTCGTCAAAGAACCGAGCGGCCTCTAACATCCCTTTGGCCATGACCGCTCCCGGAGCGTTGGTGAGAAAGCGATTCCGCGTGACCAACCCATCCGCATAGTTCGGGGGGTTCTTAATAGAGAACTGGACAGCGTAGATGTAATACTTATCGGGAGTGGGGCTGAAGACCAATTGCGACTTGGTCTCATCGCTTCTCCACGTGACCTGTTGGGGCCGAGCGGTCTTTTTGTAGGAGACAAAAGCCAAGCAGTCCTCGTACTCCGGGATAGGAAGAGAACTGATGAACTGCCCATTGCTGGTGAACTCGTAGACATAATCGACCATGTTGACCTTGGTCGGGTGCCACCAACTGGGGTTGGCCACCTCCGCGTCCTCGAGTGGAGCATAGAAGTCGTAAACGGACACCCCCGGCTGAACGATGAGCCAACCTGCGTCGATCCATCGTCCAGCTACGGGGGTGGGGTGGGTAAGGTCTACGGTGGTAAGCGGGAACAGATTCTGCATAGATGTTCCCGGGTACATAGTTAAGAACCAGAACGGAAAAGCATCGGCCAACTCCGCGATCCAAGTCTCGATCTCCGAGTCCATAATCGTGGAGAAGTCGGCACTGGCCCGGGGGAACTTAGAGATCACCCGAGCCTTGACTGCTTCAATCGTTGCTGGATCCACCTATCTACCTCCGCGAGACTTTGGCCTTAATCGTGGTCGATTTAGGCTTGGTTGCTGGGTTGAGCCTCACCCCCCCGACCCCGACATCGCTGTCGAAGTCGGCGGTGTCGTCCGATAGGATGTCCTCAAAGGGGTCCTCCACCGGCCGAGCGGCGGGCTCGGGGATACCGAAGAGCTTCTGCTCGACGCTCGTGAGAAAAGCCGGTTTGACTTGAGGGGCCTCGGGAGATTCGGGAACAGCAGGCAGCAGATGCGCCTCGAGTTCGGATTGGTGCTTGAACAGCTCCGCCTCGGACTCAGCCATCATCTGGGCTCGCATCTGCGCAGCCTTGGCCTGCAGACGTTCCAGCTCCTCCTTTTGGGATTCGGCCACTTGCTGCTCAATCATACGGGTACGAAGCTCCGCATTCATGGCATACCTATTGTTATTCATCCAATCGATGATCGTCCAATTCTTCCGGTGATCCCCCTCTGGGAACCGTTCCTTATCACGAACATACTGATCGTGAAGGTCCTGCCCCTTCGTGTTATACATCCGGCCCGCCTGGACAAAAACCTCTCGGCGTCCAGTCGAGTTGAACAACATATATTGCCCCTTTGGGTCAAAGCTCATGACTTTCTCCTATTCGAGTTTATTGAACTCGCTCGCGGAACTTCACCCAGAGTAGGACATCCTGAGCCCCAGCACCGACGCCCTGGACGGTCTGGGTGAACAGCAAGCAGTCACCCTTCGCGGCAGTGGGTCGAGTCTGCGGGCCATCCAGAGGAGTGCCGCCCACGTTGACGTTCAAGTCAACGGTGGTCTGCGAGTAGATGGTTTTGGTAGAAACCAGGGTTGCAGTGGAGGTCGACGCAGCGGGGGTGGTGCCATCCGCCTTGGTGAGCGCCGTGGTTACGCCATTGACCTGGACCCCGTTGCCTGCGGGAACCTTGTCCAGACGAACCGCGCCTCCGGTAGTGACTGCACCCAGTGCAGTCGTGTGGTAGAACCCGAACTCCAATACCTCGATGAAGTCGTGGAGGACCGGGACTTTTGCCAACAGGCCGGTGCCCGCCTTCAGGTCGATGACCGTCTGGTGGACGTATACTTTGATATCTTGAAACCGACCCTTGGAAGGGGACTGATCTCCGTATTTGGGCATCTTCTTACTCCTTACCTATGCTCTGAATTACAGACTGCCTACGCGGATGATGCGGGTCTGCCCGTCCGTGGCCCAAGACCAGGTACGGGCAAATCCACCGTTCCACACGTAGCGCAAGCTGCGGAATCGGCCCCAGCTGTCCATAATGGCAGCCTGAACCTCGAACGGGTAGACCTCGATCTCGACGATGGGGTCGTCGCCGAAGAAGATCATCTCGCCCAGGTCGGGGGTCAATGCGTTGGTCAAAGCGTTAGTTTCAGTGATGAACCGAACACGCTCAGTCCGGCCAACCTCACCCTGAAGCAGGGACTCTGGGTCGGCGAACTTTTTGATCTCCATGTACTCAGAGTCCTCACGAAGACCGCGAAGTCCTCGAGTGGACGAGATGCACATGTAGTCATCTCCCTCGTAGCCGGGGATATTGTAGGTCGTCTCCATCAATTCGGTGATGTTACGAAGGTCCCACATGCTGAAGGGACGGGTAGCGACGGCCCCGGCCGTGCCCGTGGTGCTGAGCACGTAGCTCTTGCTAGCCACAGTACCAGTAGGGGTGTAGACGATCTCGCACTGGCGAAAGACGTTGGCGACCACACGGTCGATGGTCTTGCTCCAGTTGTTGGTGAGAGCGATCACCGCTGCGTCCACGATGCTCAACTCACTGAAGAGCGAAGCATAATGGCTCAGAGTGGTGGATCGGGTCAATTCCTTGACCTGAACCTGGCCATAGCCAACGGTGAAGTCCCCATCGGGAACGTCATCGAACTCGCCAATGAACTCACCCAGCCCATCCAGATCGAACAGTTTGGGCCAGTTGAAAGTATCGCCCATGGCCGGACCGAACTGCGGCTCGGGTCGAGCGAACTGGCGAAACCGCTGCTTGTTCTGAGCAGCGATGCGAACATTGCGGGACTGCTTCAGTGTATACCAGTTCCCGGCTTGGACTTGCGCTTTAGTTTTCACTTTCTTTCACCTCCTGAATAATTGCAAAGGGGTTTAACTTCAACCCATCGGGTTGTCTGCTCCCCCTTGAGCATTCAGGGCCGGATCAAGTCCGGCAGGTCCCAGCCAGTTACGGGGTGCGCTATGAATGTGGTGTACTTAACGAATGAACTTTTTAAGGTGGTTTTCCCGGATTTCCTTGATTTCCCGTCTCCGGGCTTCTTCTATCTCAGCTCTATCCCCCGTCTCCACTCGGCCTTCGAATGGATCGGTATTGCGACGGACAGGGGCAGATGGTTGCTGGTAGTTGGAGATCCCATAGGGGGACGTGGGAGTGGCAGCTGGTTGCTGCGACTTCATCCTCGACCCACCTTGCGGAATGGCCTGTCGGTATAGAGCATCGACATCACGTGTCTCCGCTACTGCGATCTCGTAGATTTGCTCGTAACTGAGTGATGGGTTGAGCCTCTCGATGCCATTGATCGTGCGCTCCAGAAGCGCCTTCTTCACTGGATCTTCCAGCAGATCGGCGTTCTCAGAACGCAGCCTGCCTCGCAACTGATCCAGTTGCTGTTGCCTCTGTTGTGCGAGAGCCTGCTCTTGTCGAAGACGCTCTTGCATCTTGGCCTCGAATTTCTCATCTACCAGACGAGCAATTTCGGCTGGGGAAAGTGACCCGGGGGTGCTTGCCATCGGTTCCTCCTTAGTTTGTTGCGGGGTTGAAATTCCGAGTAGGTCTGTCCAACTTGTGGTGGCCGGGGCCTCCATCTTAGGTTGTACAGGCTCAACCCGCTGAGCCAGCTGGGTCCGCAGGATTTCCTGCTGCCGTGAGTTCTCTTCCAACATCCGCTGAAACTTGGTGTCCCGTTCTTTGTTGGTGGTTTCCAAGGCCTGGATCTTAGAGATCATAGCCTGGACATCCGCCGCCGGGTCAGGTTTCGATTCGGCCGTCGGTGATTCGCCCGCTGGATTACGCAATCGCGTTAGATCCGACGAATTCAAAAACGCCATCTCTTCCTCTATCTGGGTTGAGCTGCCTCAACCACTAATTTGTGGACTTCTGCCTCCAGTCCAACGATGACCTGAGCCTTCGCCTGATGGAGAACTAACTTTGCCAGGTCTGGCTCCGAAGCTAGATCCTGAACCAACTGCACCCTCTGGGCCATCAGGCAATCCCGTAGGACCTGTTCAGCCACAGATTTCGCATCGCCACGATATAGCTTCGGAGCTTGCATTCTATCGTGCGGTGGGGTAGGACTTGAAGCGGTCCTCGCCACGCGACTTCGTTTCCTCGCTCACCTGAGCACGATCCCGCTCGCCCATGGGCGAATCAGGGTAGCGGACGTGGATAAACTTGGTGGTCTGATCCGCGCCCCGCTTTTCCGGGTTGGTGAATGTCTCTTTGGTGTTCACTTGCTCTCCTCCGTTTCGCTGTAGATGTCTCCTACCGGGGGTTTAACCCGGAATTTTTGCACGTAGTTGGGGTCGGTCGTGACCGACGTGGGAGCGCCCCGCTGCTCCCCTCGGCCCAAGGAGAAGAATTTGTTCTTCTCCTCCACCATGTTGAGGACCGAAGGATTGTTGGTATCTCGATACGACTCATACCGCTCCTCGGGCAGCCGCGATTTGTCGTAGGGCTTGTTGAGGTAGGGGTTGTCGTTATATTTTCCACTGGGCCCGTTGCCTCGGTGGTTGTTACTCGTGTCTGGGCCGATGTTCGACCCTTTCTTTGGCTCTTTGAAACCCATCTATCCTCCTACTGCTGCGGCAGGTTCACTTGGCTCGGAACAGCCTGCCGGGGACTGTTTGGAGTCGGTGCCATATTTAATTGCGCCTGAGTGGGTTGAGGACCTTCTTGAGTGTTAAACAAATCGTAAACACCCTGCGTCAGATCGATAGAAGTGTCCTCGCCTCCTCCGACCTGTTGAAACTCATTAAACCCACCACCATCAGTATCAACCCCAATGTTGGGTGTTGGCAATACCTCGAGGTTAAGAACTTTTTCAGGATCCCATCCGAGCGCCCGAACCAGATGTCGCAACACCACGTCCATGCGCAGATACTTCAGGGCGTCCGGCATCCTGCCAACCTGTTGTAATAAGAACCCGGCCTTTTCTACTTCGATCTGGCGGTCGGCCACCGTGCTGAAAATTTTAACTTTGAACCGGAAGAATGACCCCATCTTCTTGAACCTGGTCTGTGCGTCCCACGTGGCCATCTCATCCAGAAGGGACTTCCACTCATTATAAAGTTCGGGGTCTGCGGACTTCTGTGGTGGGAGTATAGACTGAGCTTCGACCTTTACCCAGGCCGCCCACATCGTGTCCGAACAGAACTGAAGGCCACGAAGATACGCGAGCCGGACTACCTTGGAGATGAACGTTCGCTCGATTTCCTCGAAGATAGTTTTGAAAAGTGACCCAGCCTCTGCGGACTTTGATTGAGCTTCCATACCGGTCATCCGGCCACGGGCCCTGGGTGCTCCACCAATGTTGGACATACCAGTCGTCTGATCGAGAGTCTGCCGGAAGATCTCGAAGAAGTTGAAGAACCCCGCCTGTGGCTCCGGGGGAGGGATCCGTCTGATGCATGGCGTTCCTCCCACATTGTTCTCAGTTCTAAATATAACACCTGGGTACATCTTGGTGTCGAACCGCTGCTGCTCTTCCTCCAGCTTGTCCTTGTCCATCTCCCACATGCCGTAAACTACCTGTGAGCAGTAGTCGATCATCAAGTTGATGATATTCAGCTGGGTGTGGAAGGCGTCCAGATTCTCCCCGAGGGGGCTTTTCCCGTAAACAGAGTGCGGAACGGGTATGAATGGGGCGTGAACTACGGCTCTTTCGCCGTCCCACCAGGGTGTTTCCACCGGTCCATAGGCCAGTTCGTCCTCAACAATGATGGCCAATTTGTCCCTAAAAATTATCTCCCCGGTGTTCGGATGGGGCAAATTGCCCTCAAAAAAGGTCAAAAGTACCGTTTTATCCTGGGGAAATGCACTCGGACCCAGGTTTTTCTCCATATACTCTAAGGCAGTTCCCTTGCCCATATTGGTTTTTCCCACTTTTCGCAGGGCTCGAGCACAAGCATCCTGGTCAAAGCCCATCCTCAGGGCCTCGTCGAAGAGAAAACCAATGGGAACCCTCTTCTGCCAGACGTCGTATCGCCCCAATCCAGTCGAATCGTGACGGATTTCCCGGGCTGGCATGTTGTCCAGACGCATTCTGGGCAGATCTGGGTTGGGGATAAATGGCTTTTTGGAGTCTGGATTGGGGTCCACTCGGAACGAACCAAGGATATCCTCTGTAGAAATAGACTCCCCGGGGTCAGAATACAGTGGTATCCCGTTCTTTTCGAACAGAACCTGCATATCCAGCTGCCCGGTAATGAGTCCAGCCCGGATAGACTCAGCCAGTTTGGACCGAAAATTGGTGGAGTCGTGCTCCAAAAGGAACTTGGCGAACCTAGCGCCGACGTTGATCATCACCTGATGCTGGGGAATCAGAGACTCACACTCGAACCAGTTGGGAGTCATATCCAAAAGCTGCATGATTACGGAGGTCAGGCGCTCCACGGACATCATGAACAGAGGGTAGCGCACGTCGGACTGCCATGCATCCTTGTCGGCCGTAGCCCAGGTACTGTGATACAGGTCCCAAGTCTCAATGGATCGATTACCATAGATCGAATACTTGGCGTCCTCCATTTCCCACACCCGGCGGATCGCCTGGGAGATGGCAGCGTTCTCTTTGCTCTGCGGCTCCATGGGAGTTTCATCAGGCATGGGGCATTCAAACTGCATGTCATAGGTAGCGTTTGGCCCATGGCCATCCTGATAGGAGGCTATCGCCCCGCCGCCCGCTCGTGTGTCTTCCATCAACCCATCCTACTCTTGAACGAACTCAACCCACCCTGGGAGAACCTGCGCGGACCGGGATCTAATGACCCCGTCCTGTGCTTCATGACCACTGGACCGATGTTGCCGTTCTCATCGAGCTGCTCCCAATTGGCCTTGTTGCCGTAGGCATCCGCATTTCTCGATTGTCCAACTTTGCGGAGGTGGATCATCAGATACCTGAAGGCGTCCATGCAGTTGTGGCATAACCCAAACTCGGTGAAGTATTCGTGGCAGTCTTCAACTGTCAGGTCATAAACCCTATGAGCCCCCGCTGGGTTTATGCTTAACCCTTTTAGCTCTACCTCTGCAGACTGATGAACAGTACTTTCCTGGCTTGAATGACTGAGTTTGGAACTCTTGGCCGCAGAACTCGCAGTCCTTAGGAACTCTAGGAATCGCTGCCCGAGCTGCAGCAAGCCGCCCACCCTGCCCGACGTAGTAAGCTTTGCCTTCTGGGGATCGGTGCCACTCGAGAGCCTTGTCTCTAATCCGGTCGAGCATGGCCCGGCGCTCGTCATCAACGTGCAGCCTGCGATGCTCTTTAGAAGATACGCATAAGAGATTGTCAATAGAGTTGTTAGCCAGATCCCCATCTCGGTGATGTATGTGGTAGCCGGCTGGAACCTCCCCATACCTCTTGATCCAGACATACTTATGGAGAGTCCCATAGAGCTTCTTAGCTTCCCTACCACTGAACCTAAAATAGCGCCGAGCTTGCTCCGGGTGGTCTGGGTAGCGGTAGGCCCGCATACCATCAATAAAGGTTTCTTGTATGATATATTCTCGCATGGGTTGAGTATACGCACTTTGTCGGAGGAACGCAATAGCTCCGCTTTGACCCAATCACCATTAGCCCATATCCTGTGATCTGGAGTGCAGGTAAGCTCCCCATGCTCGGCCGACAATGTTACGCAGTCTCGAACTCCCATGTCGTGTATCTTGAGTATCCTCTTCCAGCCTTTGCGAGTCCACACCCGGTCAGTGGTCGATAGTTCCCCGAAGGTCACCCATCCTCGGTCGGTCATCACAGCGGTCAAAGTGGTGTTACAGTGGTCGAAGTAGCCATCTTTGACCGGCCTGGGCTCATCATCCGTGACGTCCTTCTGGTTGCAATAGCCACCTGAGAACGCCTCGATAAGAACTTCACACATAGGGTCGAGAATCAGCACCGGGCGACTGTTGAGGAACAACCTGAGTTGCTCGTTGATGATATTCAACCCATAAGCGATACTAGTGATTTTATACTTCGGACGCAAGCCCTTGGAGCGCATAATATCCAGACAGGTGTATTTAGATTGGGTCACTTTTTGTCGGCCCGCGGGGTCCACGAAGTCTTCCCACTCCGCCCCGGGGAACTGTCTTTCCAGCTCTGGGAGGTATTCGTCGCAAAAAGATTCGAGCAACACGTTCTGCGCGACAATGGACCGGAAGACTTTGATCTGTCTAGTCTTCAAGTCGTCCTGGGCTACCACGAGCGCGGTCCCCCGGTAACCAAAGTCCCACCCCCGGCTGAGCTTACACCCACGATTCCAAGTCAGTGGTTTTTCGGAAACGTGAATGGAGTCTTGGAAATTCTTGGCGAAATAAGGGATTCCGCGGATGTTTGCGCCGAACGCGCCCTGTCTCATGCGCTTATAGAACTGTGGGTTTCTGGCGTAATCCTCGGACACGGACTGGATGTATCCCTGACCCAGGTGCTTGACGTTACCCTCCATTGGCATGAACAACGCCCGGTATCGAGACTGGGGATCGTCTGGCTCATTGTCTTCGAAGAACCAACGGTATACCCAACTATTCTTGGAGGGTGGGTTGCAAGCGTAGAGGATCGCCTTGCGAAAGTTGCCCACGTTCTGAGACATACGGCCGGGAATGGTGTTGACCAGCTCCTCTGATACTGAGTCACACTCCTCCACCACAATAATGCTGAACTGAGTGCCCCCGAGTGAGTCAGCTTTGTCGGACGCATGGGGAACCAGCGACTTGTCTGAGCACATCCAGAACTCTGAGCCATTGTCCAGGAAGATCTTGAGGTCCGTCATGTTGGACGTGTAGTGGATGTTGTGCTGGTCCAGGATAGAGATGGCGTCGGCGAAGATGGAGTTTTTGACTTCCTTCAAGTGAGTGCGGACGGCCAGTACTCGCACCCCGGGGAACTTCAGCATGTTCTTAATACAGTACCAGAGGATGCCATAAGTCTTGCCCGACCGAACGCCACCATAGCACAACAGGTGGATGAACATGTCCTCTGGCACTGGGCTCGACTCCAGGATGTCGAGCATCTGAGTCTGGTTGACGTTGGGCTCAAAGCTCTGCTCGAACTGTTCAGACACGTCCGCGTTGTTGTCGATCATGGTGCCCAGCTCGTGGAACAAGAGCTGCATCATGTCCGGCAAATCCATGGAGGACAGTCGAAGTTCACGCTCCATCGATAATCTCCGCGAGCAGGTCTGGCGCGCCCTGAATATTGGGCAAGAACGCCCGGGCGGAGGCTGCAATCTGTCGGCGATGCTGGAGTGGGACGTGGCGTAGAACCACCTGGACGACGAACTTGGTCATCGCCTCCACCACCCGGTTGTCATAGTTGATTCTCAACACGACGCCGTCGCTCATCTTTTTGTACCGCTCGGCCACTTTGGATAGTGACTCCACGACTTTGGCAATATCAACTGCCTCCTTGGGGGAGATTCGAGTCTTCATCCCATACACACTGGCGTGTGCTTCAACCGCCTTGGTGGACATGACCTCGGCCAGTTGGTCCGCCTCTCCCTCTTCAAGCTCCAACTCGTCCACCATATATATTTTGAGGTAGGCCTTTACCATTTCGCCGAACTGGAGGAGTAGGTCGACGGCCCCAGCGTCCAGTGACTCGCGAACCTCTACCAGCAGAGTCCTGAGTTGGGCCATTTCATCTTGGAGGTTGAATGGGTCTGGGTTCCCCCGGAACGTATCATAGTCGGTCTGCAGATGGCGAGCTATTGTTCTTGACACGGGGTTGAGGATAGCACAACTGTTCATAACATTCAACCCACAAAAAAAATACCCCGCGGTGGGGAGTCCGCGAGGTATTAGACCTGGAAGGTAGTCTGTCAGATATGAACTATGCTACTATTCACTCGTGACTTTGCTTTTCCTTCTTCTGGTTTGGGCTGAGACGACGGCGCTCATCATGAGCATACTTATAGAGTCGATCCAAGGTGACGTGGAGCCTGGCCACGTTGTCGGCGTGTACTTGGAGGAGGTCCCGGATTTTTACAAGGTTTGGGTCGGAGATCTCGTCGATTGTCTTGATGACTCTCTTAAGGTTGGTCTGGGTTGAGTATATGTAGGGTTGCGTCGAGTTCTTGATCATGTCGGGCAGTAGACACTCGGGCGACCTCATCCAGTCATTCCTGGCCTGGTAGACTTTACTCGGGTAGCCCATCTACTCCCTCCCATTCTTTGTTTGAGGTAGTGGGTTCGGGCTGGACGAATGGAACCGGCTGGCCGGACACCATATTGTTCAACCGTTGCTCTAGATGTTGTGTGGTTCTGATGAGCATGGCGATCCTACCGTGAGTCCAGGATGTGGACTTACAGTTATTGTCGCGTTCCAGTTTTTTTAGTATGTCGTCGTGGGCGGCGAAATCCCCGGCAGATTGTCGACGTAAATGAGTTAGGTCCGACCGCAGGTCATCGATCTTGGCGTTAGCCTCAGTCAGCTCCGCTCGAAGCTCGTCCCCTCGCTCCAACACAGTCTTAAGCATGTCGTCTTGTCTGTGAGCACATCGGAGAAGATAGTCAACTTTCTCCCACACATCTTTGAACTCAGCCTTGGTTTTACGTTTCATTTGGGTATCCCTCACACAGCAGCCGTAGGCAACGTTCGAGGCAATCGCCGCAGTAAGCCTTTGGTTGCTCTTTCTTAGCTCGTCCTGGATCTGGGAAATCATCTGCTGGGCAACATGGGTGCGCCCACTCTGTTTCGACGGCGGTGATGTTGCCTGGTCTTGGCCCAAGCTCGCATAGGTGCAGAATTCCTCCCGCTGCTCGTCTCCAGTACAAGGTGGCGGATGGGTCGGCGGTGTTGTTGAGTTTGACTTTCCAGACACTGAGTATTCCTTTCGACAAATCCCCATCTATTAGAGGTCGGGGAGAGTCTGTAGTCTTACCTACCAACTTATCCTCCGACAGTGGCTTAAAGGCAACGGCCGACTCGACGGCCCGCTCCAGCTTCTTCACTCTCTCGCTCAGTTCGGCTTCGTCCGGGGGAGCTTTGATCAGGGTGTCCAGAGCAGTCAGCTTCGTTCGATCTTCTTGCTGGCATAGCTTAAGTTCCCGTATTCTGCCCTCCAGCCCGGCTAGTCGTAGCTGCACATCGCCAAGCATTGGCCCAAACTTGACACCCTCCCGGATCACTTTCGCCAGTTCGTCGAACTCGGCCTGGAGGTGGGTGGCTTGGACTGTGTAGTCCCCCATCCTATCGATGCACACTCTGGTCTCGCTGGCCAGATCGTTATACCCCCTTAGATGGTCCAGGTGTCGGCTGGTTAGGTTTTCTATTTCTATGGAGACCTCTTCCCGGGTTCTCCATAGAGCTTGGAGTTTTTCGGCGTTGTCCCTACTCCAGATGTAGTCTGAGTAGGATGGATGGTCTTGGGATACCGGTGGGTCGGATACGGTTAGGCGCTGTGGCCCCTCCCTGTATAGTCTACATAGATGTTCGAGTCTATGTAGACTTCCTTGTAGTGCTGAACAGGTAGCCTCCAGCTCCTCGATTCTTTTCTTATTGCTCATTACTATTGTCCTCTTTCACGTAGTTGAATCGGTGTAGGAAGTCGTCGAGTGGCCTGGCATAATAGTGTGGTCTGGCCGAGCTGAGTCGGTAGACCACTCCGTCGACCCAGCTCCCGTTCCCGGTGGTGTGTTCCGTTAGGCAGCTAACAATATATTTACGCTCTGGGTCATTCTGGTATCGCCAGATCTGACCAAGCTGTATTCTAAACTGTTCGCCGTCCATCTACCCCTCCTTGAGCAAGAACTCTGGGTTCTTGACCTTGAATGAGATTCGGTTGCCTTTGTTGTCCTTGCCCTCGACAATGGGTCGGAAGACCAGACCCTCTGCCCATACTTTTGGATTTAGGATGGACTTGAAAGTTGCCAGGCTTACAAGTCGGTCGACGGTCCACTCTTCGCCGCCGGGTCTGGCCAGCAGTGGGACGGCGATCAGGTCGAGCTGGTCGACGATGTTTCTAAAGTCCGCATAATCTAAATATATTCCACGCTTGATATCGTAGACCTGGAATGGTCGGAACTCCATGGAGGTCAGATTGTACTTGTTTCCCTGGATGCCTGGTCCGATGAGTTCGCCCTGGATAGCTAAGTTGTCCAGCCCAGCGTCGACCATTCTTTTCTCTAAGTTATGATCTATGCAGAACTTCGTGAACATCCCCGGCATATCCATCTTCAGTTCTAAGTTTCTGGAGCAGACGCCGAAGACTCCACCCTTTCTGTAAATAGTCATAGACGATCCGTCGAGCTTTTCTGTCGCAACCCACTCTGTCCCAGTCATCAACCCAATGACCCACTTCATGTTCTGCAAGTTCTCCTCATCCGTCTTGCGCAAGAACCCAGGAAAGTTCCCCTTTGGACTGCCCAAGTTGTTGGACTGTCGAACTGGAGGAAAGTACTTCTTGACTCCGAGGACCTGAGATACGTCTTCTCCGATTGGATAGTTCCCCCCGCCCAGAATGGTCATTGGAAATACCAGACCTTGGGAGACTTGCCCCCTCAGTCGGATTGTCTTCACTCGATAGTTGGTCTTCGCCATGAAGTCAAATTGTGGTTCTGGAGGAAGGACGCTGTCTGCCTCTATGTAGACAATAGACTGCCCAACCTCAAACTCCCCTTTCTTCACCACACAGTGCCACCCATCCACGGTAGCCAGTTCTATCAGGTCTGCGTTCGGTATTGGAGACAGGGAGTCGATGACTCGGACCGTTGCCTTCTTCCTCTCCTCTATCTCTTCGAACGCTATTTGATCTGCTGTATTTATCATATCCATGTGAACATTACCCCTTTCAATGTCCATTGAAATTCGGCGGGATTCCCCAAATTCCTTCCTGTTGTGAAAAGTTCATAATAAAGATGTGGTTGGGTACCAAATACAAAAAGAACAGGGGAGGTTGAAAGTGGGGGTGTGCGACTGCGTGTGGGGCTCCCCGGCCCACTTTGGGCGCGTTCCGGTCCTCGTGGGGGGAGGGGGTCACCATAGAAATATACGTAGAAATATATGTTGACAATATATTTAGATGTGCTATACTTATATTCTCCGGTGAGCGAAATGCACACTGGGTTGAGGCTCCCCCCGGACGGGGGATGGGCCGACACTCCCGCAAGGGACAG